AGCCAAGAGTATCTGCGTTGGCTACAAACTCCATTTCCAACACCTTTTTCTGGGCATTGAAAATTCCACGGATACCGGTTTCTTCAGTTTCCAGCATCTGGATAACTTGGGAATTGTCTACCTGATCCAGAGCTTTCAGAGAAATGTATTCATCCAGCAATTGAACATTCGGATCAATTGTCGGGACATTTCCTGCCTTGAGGCTCTTGGTATAAGCTTTCCGTTCAGTCTTTTCAATCAATCCTGATCCCATGTAATAAATGTCAAAGGCATTCATATGCACAGGAGTCATTGTTGCTTTCTTGTTGAATTTGCCTGTAGCAAGGTATTCAGCGAGATTATCTGCAGCATCAAACTTGTATCCAGGCAAAGATATAGCGCTCCTTAACTGAGCAATACGAGACTTTCTCGCTTGTGCATCCTTGATATATTTCTTTGCTTCGTCGAATTCCAGAACACCAGCCAGGTCTGTGCGAATAATGCTGTTGTACAGGGCAGTATCTTGTTCTTTGGTAATCGGAGTCTTGAACAACTCTTTCAATGCCTGGGGCATGACTTCAAGAGTTCTCTGCCGTAACTGGTCAATTTCAGTCTTGGCTTTGCCGAGCATATTATAGATATTGGCTGCAGCTTTGCGAGTATCAGACGGCAAGATATCCAGAATAATTCTGCGAAGCCATTCAGGCATCTTGACCCTGTTCATCAACTCAAGAATAGTGATATGCCCTGCTTTCCTGATTCCCTTGGTTCCAGGAGCAATTTTGTCCAGCACTTTGCCTGTGGTAGTAACAATCGCATTGTTGGCAATATCGAGAGCTTTCATAAATGCTCCGCGTTGCCGAACCTGCTCTTTGGCATTCATATGCTTGGATGCAAAATTCACAGTGGAATTCAGTTCAGCATTGGCATTGGTTCCCTTGGTTCCAGAAAGACTTCTCTGAAGATTATCAATGAGGATATTGCCGGAATCCATCAGGAAACGATCCAATGCAACTCCTCCAGTAGCCTTGGCATATTTGGTCTTGGGAACCTTTTTCAAAGCAATCTGCACTTCAGGAGAAGTAATTGCAATCGCACAGAACACAGGAACCTTGATATCCGCAGGAAGATCAGGATTAAACAATGCTTTGAGCTTGTCTTCTCCATTGGAATCAAACATGTCTGCTTTCAAATTGCTCTGGGCATTCAGATAGATACGAGATAATTGAGCATACAGGTTCGAAGAGAATGCTTTGCTGTTCTTGATGCATGCCGCAGCAAGGTTCAGAGCATCGGTATCTGTATTGGACAGACCGAATGAAGCAGATGCCAGTGTGGTTCCATTGGCAATTGCATCCATGTCCTCCGTGGGGATGCTTGAAACATCCACGCTAGGAAGTACCTTGGAAAGGAAAGATCCTACGAAATTCTGTGCTGCAGGAGAACTGATTTCCTGTGAATTTGTATTCATGGAGAATAACAGTCCATCCACATTCCAACCAAGATCTTTGCCTGTGCTGTCTGTAATATGCGCTTCATTGAATTCCGCAATATTAAAGAGAGCAGTTTCCAAAAGTTCAGCATTTGTAAAGGTATCATTGGCTGTATTTGGCAATCCCAGTTCAGCAATCCATTGTGCACGGGGACCCGATAACCCGAGCAGGCTACCAATGATGTCAAGAGCTTTCTTAATAGTATTTGTAACTTGGTCCAGGAAAGAAGTAAGCCTGTGAGCTTCAGCAGGATTGTTCTTGTGCATCTGGTTGATGGAAGCATAGATAGCTCCCTTGCCCTGTTTGCGCAGGAGCTTCCAGATGGCAGGAGTAGTCATTGCATAAGCCATGTATTCAGCCATTGCTTCATGCACCTTTCCTTGACTCAGGTAATCCTGCAGGACATCAACTTTTTTCTTGGCTTCCTGCAACTGCTTGTGCATTTTTAATGCTGCTTTCTCTGCATCAGTAAGATTCTTCTTGCCAGACAGAGAATTGGCAATGCCCTGGTATTTCAAGAGATCATCATTGAAAATATCAAGGAAACTACGCATGCTGATTTCAAGCTGCTGAACAGCTGCATTCAGTTTCTTGTCTCCAAGACCCTGCCTGTGCAGATACAATGCCCTGGTTGTAGCGGCATGGATCATTTCGTGGACAATCAGGATCTTGGTTCTGTCATCCATAAAACCAGCCCTTTCAGTCTTATGAGGCAAGGAAATATAGATGGCATGGTCTTTCACATCATAGAAAGCTTCCACAGCATCTGGCATAACAGGAGCATTCGGATGGCTCAAGTAATAATCCGACTTCATTTTGTTTTTGTCGTGATAGAACTTAATCTTGGCATTCGAAAGCAACGGAGTCACTTGAGATCCGTTTAATCCTGTGCCAGTTAACAGAATCTTGACTGTGTTGAACAGCCTGACATCCTGAAGCTGCCTGTTGGCTGCATTGGTTCTGAACCAATGAGCAACGGTATTCAGATTATCCTTGTTCAGGATAATTTCAGACTGTTGCTGGGCAGCTGTAGAAAGAGGTTCTTTCAGTCGGTTGTATTCTTCTTCATACAGCCTGTTTAATTCAGCAACCTGCTGTTCAGGAGTAATGAATTCCTTGGAAGAAATAGGCTTGTTCTTGTACTTGTCAGGAACATCATCTTCTGTGTAATTATGGGTAACCCCATTCTCATCTTCAATGGTGAGAATAGGACGATGCGCACCAGCAATATGTTCCGAAGACAATCCAAAGCGCTTGATAGCCCGAACATGAGCAATTCGCTGGATCTTGAGTTCTTTGAGCGCATCCAGTGTCTGAGACCAGAGATTGGTTCTAATATTGCCATCACTATCTTTTTCCGCAGGATTAATCGAATATGGAGACTGGTCATCTCCGAAAGTATCCAGCAGGAAGGTTTTGTCTGTGATCGGCTCGGTCAGTTCATCAACAGTCTTGCCCTGGATAGCGGCATGAAGAGTGCGCAGTGCTCGATTCAGTTCATAGAAATCATTTAATTCAGTGTCTTCTTCGCCATTGACAAAGTTGGAAGACTTTAACTCTTCCTTATCTTTAATAGCATTCTTAACTTTGTTGGTGACATAGTTAAGGAAGTCAGGATTCACCTGCTTCATGGCGTTATAGTTCTTCTCCCAAGCATCAGCAAGCCAGAATGCTGTGCCAAGCTGCGGAGTCAAAACTTTGTTATTGATAGTGGTTGCTGCAAACTCACTCAGCCTTTCGATATTGTTGGGCGGTGCAGTGGATCCGTCGTAAATCGGTAAGGAATCCAAATACATGATCCAGTTTGCAAAGGAACCGGTATCACCGAATGCAAACACGCTCCGAGGATCAAAGGAAACACCAGGCATTGCAATGTCCCGGTCACCCAGGTAAATCACATTGCTCTTGGATCCAGACTTGGAAACCAGGTTATGAACAGCTAATCCGCCATTCTTCACCTTTTCCGTGGTATTGAAGAAACTGATATGCATGGCATCATCCCCAGAACCAACTTTTGCCTGGGGGAACAATGCATCAGCTTCTTTCTTGGCTTGCTTGAGCTGTGCAGGCGTATATCCGAACTTGGGATAATCTGTTCCCTTGATGAAGACAGCCTTGGATTCCCTGGCTAATTGCGTGGCACGCCAGTGAATGTACATCTTCTTGAGAACAGCGAAAATAGTCGATGTTGCAATCTTAAAGTCAGTTGTCTGCCTGCTGTGCCGGGAAGACTTTGTATATCCTTGGTACAGAGGCTTGCCCACAGTGCTTGCAAGATTGTTCTTCAAGTTGTCTTCTTCTTCAGAAGTAAACTCAAATTCATCAAAATGAATAGATTTAAGGACGAAATCCTTAACTACTTTCTTATCCTTTAAGCGCTTCTTCTTTTTTGTCTTTTTATCTGTAATAAGCACAGCTTCTTTGTGTTTGATTACAGGTGCTGCAATATACCCATTCTTGTCATAGTTATTGTTTAAGGTTTCAAGGATACCTAAAACACGATCAATGTTGGCAGCTTTTTCTTCTTCATCGAAGAAGTTAACCTTTTCAGTCAATAACCTTAAAGTAGCAGTGTATGCAATATAGTCTTTGCGGACAAAGTTATAGAAATCCTTGTCTCCAGAACAATACCTTTCTAAAACATTTTCGTACTTATCAATCTTGTTTTTAACACAGTAATAAGCAATAGCATTCAAATCCTGATGTCCAAGGTATACAGTGATTCCAGGATTGTATTGGGTACCAGGAGTCACATATCCCCAAGGAGTCTGGTTCAAGCTGTTTTTCTTGCTGTATGCAATTGAAAACTTTGTTTTGGTAGGCTGTTTATTCTGAGCAATTTCTTTGTCAACTTCAGCATTCCGAGCTTTGATCAGGTTCTTGATATCCAGGAAAGCACGGTTATAGGTGCTGAATTTGCTCCCTAAATCGTCCTTGAACATAGATACGATACGACCTGCAATAGCCTGTTCAGTGCCATTGTATTTTTCTGCCTGGATCTGCTTCTTCAGCCAAGCACGAATGAAGCTGTAGTTGTTCGCTGTCGCACCATCATCTGACAATTCTTCAAAATCAGGATGTTTCTTATCTGGATCACTAACTTGATCCTGTAAGACCATCTGGTAAACAAGTCTCCAATATGCCAGTTCCTGGGCAGCAGTTTCAGAAGTCTTGGCTGCATTCTTCATTGATTTGAATGCATCAATAATGGATGCCAAACCATCCTTGCCACCATTTGTATAGGTGTCAACAGTCGTTTTGAAGGATCGTGGTGTATTCTTCTTGCGAGATTTATGAATCTTTGCACTGGGTCCAAAAGCTTTTACAGAACTATCCTGTCGAAGTTCAGCGGCAGTTCTCAAGGAACCAAGAGCAAAACCAACAGCATTCATGTACTTGATGGCATCAACATCAAAAGTGCCATTGGCTTCATACATCTGCTTCATTGCAGATCCGTTGCATTGACCATCAAGATCCAGGTATAAATTAGATGTCCAGTTAGACAGATCTTCACCAGTGAGAAGATTCCTTCCTCCACTCTTTAAGGTGTCTTCATAACGAATCCACTCTTGAAGAGCATGGTACAACATCGGAGTGATGTCACCAGGTTTAATACCGCAATCATCAGTTAAATAATTAAAGAACTTTTTCTCATCTTCCAAGGTGCGGTCTGTCTTGGCAAAATAAGCCCGAATGGTTTTATTAAAGGTACCTGTCTTGCCATCTTTAACGATGTCATCCCATTCATCTGCAGCATCTTGCAGCGTGGGATAATCCTGGATCTTCTCACCAAAGACGCACTGAAGGCATGCAGCCTTGAAATACAACAAGTTCTTGTTCTGTTCTTTTTTATTGACAATATTAGAAGTCAGATCGTAAGTGGCTTCTGTATTCAGAAGACTTTCACGATAATACTTGTTGCCTAACGGATTGACACCATGAAGCTGTTGCTCACGGTTCGTATTAGCAAAACTGGTATTGAAATGCGCAGCTGTCTTGGAAAGTTGGGCTTGGAGATCCGGACTCTTCAGAACATCATATACTGTGGTTTCCGCAGGAATAAATCCTTCGGAAGCAAGCAGATTAATTGATGCTTCAATATTTGAAAGAATGGTTTCCATTGCTTCGCGAATAGGAAGAATCTTGCCTTCCTTGCTCTCACGAAGCATCTTGTTATCCGTTGGATCCAGAATGATTCCATACTTGGCTGCAATCTTGGTTACATCCAGATTGCCATCTGCATCTCGTTTGAAGGTTCCATCAGGATTCTTTTCCAAAGAATTCAGATTCTGAAGGATGGAACTCCAGTTATATTTGTATTCTTTCTTAACTCGGTTTTGCAGAACCTTGTACTGAACTTTATCGAAAGGATCTTTGGTATGCACCTTGTACAAAGTCTGTCCGCCAGCTTCTGCCCAGGTAACCATATCCGCTTGCTTGAGCGGTTCTTTGGCTTTGCCTGTGCCAGAAGAAATAGTTGATCCAGTTTCAAAATAATGAGGACCAGAAGAAGGATGATGACGGCTATATGAATAATTTCCTCGGGAATCTTTGAATATTTCAAGGGCTGCCATTCCTAATCCGGGTTTAGTTGATAACCGGATTGGAGTATCTGCCCCATTAAAAGCTTTAATAGCAGCTTGTGCAAATACAGATTTAAGAGCTTTGTCAACCTCTGAATCTTCTTCTATTCTTCCAGTACCATGTGCTAAATACTTAAGAGTTTTTCTTACTGTAAGAGGTTCCCAAGCCTTAGTATCTCTATTATAAAAATTGATTAAACCATCTTTTTGGAAAGTAACATATTTAAAGTTAAGATCATGTAAGTATTGCTCAAAGAAATTTGAAAGAACATTCCCCCTAAAAGATGAACTAGTGGGAATAAAATACATTCGAGCCCAATTTCCAACGCCAGCGTCTTTACCCTGGACATCATGTTTATTGTCCCAGAATTTAACACGACGAGAATACCCATTTTCGGAATAAATATATTCAGATCCAGTTTCTGAATAGAATTTTCCTAAAATCTTTCCGCCTTCTGGATCTCGAATACTAGATAATTTCTGTCCGTTCCAAGTATCAGGATGAGTTCCAGGCAAAGTATAAATACCTTCAGGATACTTGGATCCACGAGAAGCTCCACCAACAACTGTTTCAGTAATACCCTGCTTGCGCATTTCTTGCGCTGTGATATCCCTATCAGATGTAGCGGCATTCTCAGGCTTGTTTTCTAAACCATTGAGATCAAACCAATCATTTGCAGGCTGAGAAGGATTATTCTGCTGAAGCTGGGCATTGTATTGTTTGCGGAATTCTTCAGTGAATGCAATTTCAAGATCTGGTTCATGATCTTTGCCATACATGACATCATAGATGTCCTGGATGTTTAATTTCTTAGCTGTGTCACCAAGAGTTTTTTGCTTCTTGTTGAACCAGACAATATCTACTTTAGCATTGTGTTCTTTGTCTGTAAGCTCTGCTTTTTGCTTGTTTTTCTTCTTGTCAGCTAAGATATCTTCTTCAAATTTGTGGTTGTTTTCAGCCTTATTGATTAATTCAACGTTTGTAATGTTGATATATCCTGCATCTGCCAATGCCCTTGCTGCGGCATAAGCAAGACTTGCAGTCACACCTTTGGTGAAATGCACAGGAATATCCTGAGAATACTTAAGTTCGGCATAACGTTCAATATTACTAATGATGCTATTGACAAAATTAACAATATCAGTGCCTTGACGCAGTGCTTCAAACTGCTCCATGTACTGTTTGTTCGTTTTGCCCTTGGAATAATATTTACCTAGGTCTACGAACCAGTTCTCTTGCACCCGGTCCTTGTCACTGATGGACTGCCTGTTGCTGGCACTGATCATTGCCTGCTTGGTAGCAATAGTGACAATTTCTTTGACGATGGGCGAAATATTCTTGGCATCATCACCTAAGGCAACAAGACCAATCTTGCTTTCTTTATAGACAGCATCCGTAGGCTCATTGATATCTTCTTGTGCCTTGGTAATAAGGCTGTCGAATGCTTTGCCAAATTTGTCTTCAAAGGAATCATCCAGCAAGTACTGGGAAATCTTCTGATAGATACTGTCAGGAGCATTCCTTAAGTATCGAGCCATTCCAGGCATTTTCTTTTCAATTTCTGTTGCAAATGCCTGCCTGTTATGAACCAGTTTTTCCATCTTGGCTCGAAGGGATTTATCTGAACCAAGAGAAGCCTTGAGATTATCAAATTGATGCAGGAACTCATACCTGGAAATATCCAAGCGTTTCTTTAAGATATCTGCATCAACTTTTTCCTTGTTGCTTTCTTCAAATTCAAATGCTTTCTTGAATGCAGCTTCTCGTTCTTCCTTGGAGAACTTGGAATAATCCGTGTAAACCAAGGATTCTTCTGCTTCAGTGAGCGGAGAAGTAAACTTGTTCTCTTTGAGCTTGAGACCCAAACCACCACCTTCAGGCTTGGGAGCAGCTTCCATATATGCAGTGAATTCTTTTGAATACTTGATTGGATCGAAGATGCTTACAAGTTTCGCTTCTTCACCAGTAAGCTGAACACCCTTCTTATAAAGAACATTTCCTTTGGATGCTCCAGCTTCCAGAGTCTTGATTACACCTTTCAAGGAAGAGAGGTTATTAATAAGATCCTGAGCAACTTTGGCTTGTTTGATCAATGCCTGGGTATATTCACGACCTTTGACTGTATGCTTGAATTTCGTGCTTGAAGTGATTGCAGCACCATTGTCCATAGCAATGCCCACGAATTGCTGGGCACGGCTAACATCACCTTCTTTCACTTCAGCTGCAACAGTGATTTTCTTGCCAGTCTTCTTGTCTTTGACTTTCTTGACTTTGGAGCTGACATATGCAGCATCCTGAGCCAAAGCTTTGTTCTTCAGATGGCTAGCAAGACGCACAGAACGGTTCCAGGCTTTGATAGCCGCATCCAAATCACCAACTGTGTATGCAGCCAGGAAGTCCTGGAAATGCTCGTAGAAAGATTTCCCTTTGATCCGGGGAGCTTCTTCATCTGGATCTTCTGCTTTGTTAACGAAGATATTCCGAGCAACCTGCTCAATACCTGTATCTTTCTTCTCTTCGGGAAGACTATCCATCGCATCCCGATAAGTATTCAGGTTTGTGAGCAGAATTGCTGCCAGATGCTTGTCTCGTGTAGAAACGTTGCTTCCGTTCGGAGCAGATGCAATCTGTTGCAACTGCTTGGACACATTGTCAAAGTTCTTCCCATTGATGCCGGAATTGGATGCGTTTGCCATTGCAAACAGCACAGTTCCCATAGTATCCCTAGGAGACATTCCAGAACCCTGGACTGTCTTCTTAGCATCAGGAATATCATCAAGACGAAGCTTGCCCTTTAACTTGTCATTGGCTTCAAGCAGTTTCTTGTAGATTTCCGAATTACTGCTTCCATTGGGAACATTGACAGTTGCGGAAATATTGTCAATGCTTGCAGTAATATCCAGGGAACCATTTGCATCATTGATCCCACGGGAAACTTTGATGGTATGTTCATCAATTTCCGTGGGAGCGAATTTCCGTTTCCCGATCTTTTCAACAAATTTGTCTGAAGAATCCAGACTGCCATTGATATTGGCAATGGTCTTGTTCAAGACACCTTCAACACCACCACGGGAAGCAAGATACTGATCTGCCGCTTTCTGGATTCGTTGACGAACCACAGGCTTCTGGAAAGCTTCAGAAACCCTCTTGAGCCTGTCTTTGTAAACCTTGACGCCTTCGGCAAATTCACCTTCTCCAGCAGCTTTGGCAATATTGTCAAGATGTTCGACGTCTTGGGGACTCAGAGAGAACTTCTGAGCCATCTTAAGAATAGTTTCAGCAGCAGCTCCCCGATCTTCTGTGGACATCTTTTCATCGTCCACAACATCCATCAGGGTGCTGATCTGCTTGTTCAACCGACGGAAAGTATGCTGGTTGCCTTCGCTGTCTGTAATGGTTTCTTCAGTAGCCTTGAGTTTATCCTGAATTGCAGGGCTTAATCCTGCAAAATCCTCATCTGTAACAACATGTCTTCCGATGATTTCAGAAGCTTTTTCTTTGTACTGTTTCTTCTGGATTTCAGACAAACCAGGAGCATTGTCAATAGCAGCCTTGATTCCTGCAGACCAATTCGAAACAGTCTTTTCAGAGAGATCATTCAAAGTAGTGGTACTAAGAGTTTTTTCTCCGGTTTCATCCGAACCAGTGTCTTCTGCACCTTCTTCTTCATTGGATCCAAATTTGCCTGTGATCTTGGAGAGCAATCCTCCAGTAGCGGCATTCACTGCTTTGCCAATACCTTTTGCAGCTGCCTTGGATCCAGGAACAAGACCAGCAGTGCCAATATGAATTCCACTGATGCCCATAGCACCCTGGGAACCTTGTGCTGCAGCTTGACCGACACCTTCTGAAAGCCTCTGGTTTTTATCCAAATAACGCTGGGTGGCTAAATTGCCAAAGAACTGACCAGAAGCTTCCTGCCCAGGTTCAGAAACTGCAAATTCAGCAAGAGAATCTCCGAGAATTGCCCTAAAAGGTCTGCCACCACTGGTAAACGGACGAGCAATGCCAGCAGAAAGAACAGCCAAAGGTGCAACAGTAGCAGCAGTCAATGCACCTGATTCACGAGCACCAGCAAAGGAAACATCTTCTCTTGCATGTTCCTTTGCTTCCATGTCTGACAATCCCTGATCTTTGTACACTTTGTACAACCGACGGAATTCAGGAGAATTCTTTTCAAGGGTATCAAAATCAGTCTGAAGTCCCTTAATCAATTGCTGGCTGTACTGTCCACCGCCTTCCATCATCATTTCAGCTGTGGACCAAGGAGCAGCCCTGCCAACAAGCTTGCTTGCCCAAGCAGGAGTTGCATTGGCTAATAACTGCCCTGCCTTGGTTGCACCTAACCTGGCTCCAAGGTTAGCAGCTCCAGCTGCAAGACTTAATCCTTTTGCAATGCCCAAAGAAGCCGCAGTGGAACCAAGACCTTGCCCAACTACCTGGGAAATGTGTCCTGTATCCCAACTGGCTCCCCAATCTGCCATAAATTCTTTACCCAAACGAGCAAGATTTGCTTCGGTAGGAGATTTTCCTTTGGCGATATCTTCTGCTTCTTCTCGATCCAGTCTGCGCTGAACAGCTTCCATTTGCCTGGCATACATGCGCTGTTCTGCCAGTTCTGCATCAGAAGCCATGTTCTGCATGGCATTGTCGATGCCTTCGGTAAGATATGCGAAAGCTTTGCTTACAGGACGAATAGGAGAAGTAACTCCTGCGAGGGTACCTGTAATGGCAGAAAGACCTCCGCCTACGAAATTCTTCGCAGCATCCCCAATAGATTCCAATTCAGTTTTTGCTTGGGCAGTATAGGCATCAGCAATTGTTTGATCTTGCGCAGCATATTGTTGCGCCATTGAATTAAATACATCGGTGCCGTATTTTTGAGTAAATGCAGCAGGAGTTAAGTTGTACCAATCGTTATTTAATTGCTGTTCTTGTGGAGTAAGGGGCTGTTCTTCATACTGTTGAGTTAAAGAATGCGCAGTATCAACTCCAGAAGTATCTACAGCGGGAGCAACCTGAGCAGGTTGCTGAGGAATAGGGGCAAAAGATGCAAAAGGATTATTAGTAGAAGTGCTCTGGGCAGGATTGGAATTAGCCATTAAAAAATCCCATTAGTCTAAAAATCTAATGGGATTTATTTTAACAAATCAGAGGAAATAAGCTACTTAACTTACACCATAAAGATCGTCAGGATTGATAGTCTTTTTGGGTTGTGCGGTGGTTTGCTTTTTCGCAGGTTCTGTTGCTTTGGTAATAGATGTTTTTGCTTTGGATGCACCGGAAGTATTCGTAGTAGCAGGTGCTGTAGGCGGAGGAGCATATCCTCCAAAATTTCTACCAAAAAGATTAGATACTATACGAGACGCATTATTTACTGGAGCATAATAAGAGGCATACCCATTATTAGTTCTATATAAAAAATCTGCATATCCTTGAGGATTGCCTGCAAATAATGTTCTGCCTTGCGCTTGTCGTGTGCCAAGATTACGTGTGGCTTCTGCAAAACTTTTTTGAGCGTCAATTAATACAGGCATTGCTTGCTGAAGTTGTTGCATTCCAGCAAAGTCTTGAGAAAGACTTTTACCATTTTTCTCTAAAAATTCTTCCAAACCTTTAGATTGGAATTGAAAATCTCTGCCTCCCCACTGAGTCCAAAAATAGGGAACATCTAAATTGTTTAATAATTCATTAACAACAAAATCTACAGGTACATTATGCTTTTTAGCAAGCGTATTTGCAGTTTGATATAAGGTATTAAAAGAATCAGCAGAGTTTATTGATTTTCCTGTTTCTTTATTATAGCGTTCAACCATTGTCGCTAATTTATCTCGCGCTTTATCTACATTAGGAAATTCAATTTGTCCTTTTTCATTAAATAATGTTGGGTACCTATCTTTATAATATTTTAATTGTGCATATGCGTTTTGTACCGCAGTATCTAAATTTTCTTGTGTAAGTGGTACAGTTTGTCCCCCAATAATCATAGAAGGCATTGCGACTTGAGGAATTTGCCCATTATTATCTGCAGTAGGAATAGCAGAAATAGGATATCCTCTTTCAGCGGCAGCACGAGCCAAAGTAGCTCGTGCAACTGGATTTCCTTCAGCTGCTTTCCAGAACTGAGAGAACATTGTCGCAGCTGCTTCCTTGCCACCTAACATCTCAGTGTAAGCAAGACTTGCACCAATATTCTTTGCCTCTCGTGCTTCTTCAAACATAGTCTGCCGTTGCAATGCAGAGGCCAAAGCAGACTGTGCATTCACTTCTGTTTGATAATTTTGGAGCAATTTGTCAGGACGAGCTTGCATGATACGGCGGAGTCTGTCTGCTCCCATGCCATTCATCATTTCTCTGTTGGCTGGATCCTGCAGTGCCATGAGATACTGGTCTCTATCCTGGATATCCCCCATTTGTTGCATCAAAGCAGCTTCCTTGGTATCACCTACAATATTTCCAAGGGCATTCATGCCCAGGTTGAATCCAAGTCCTGCAGTATTCAATGCTTTCGAAAGTTGGTTAGAAGCACTGACAACATTGTCCGAATTGAGAAGGTCGGAAGCCTTTCTAAAAACAGGATAAGGCATTATGCAACAACTCCCGGGGTAGACCCATCAAGATCTCTTACATAAGAATTCGCTGCTTTTGCAGCATATGCATTGCGATCTCCAGTTTCTTGCATGGCTTTGTTCTGCCACCAATTGGACAACTGAGTATTGGTGGTGCGCACATTATTAGTCATGTTGTTCATAATGACATTCTTGTTAAAGTTGAATGCATCCCGAGCAGACTTCATTCCCTGGAGTGCGTTATAAGCACTGAACATGCCTAAACCTAAGCCTCCAACTGTACCAATGCCTTTCATTAAATTTTCATTAGCTAAAGTTGCACCTAATCCAGAACCAAAGTTATTCAACTTAGACCAAAGACTATCCCACATACTTGAAGTCTGCGGACCTGCATAATCAGAAGCTCCATGAATATACCATTCCACCGGGTCAAAAGAAGTATTTGCAGTAACAGGTGCAGCCTCAGCGCTTAATTTAGGTGCAGGCGTAGAAGAATATCCTAAGAAATTATTGGAAAAATAATTGCCATTTTGCCAACTCTGAGGTAACCAGGAATTCAATCGTTGCTGAGATGCATAAGGATTCACAGCTGAATCCCAAATATCCAGCTGTTTCTGCCAATAATTTGCATTGTTAGGATATCCTGGAATTGACCAATTACCCCAAGGCACCTGATTATTCTGCTGGTTATTCGCCATGAAATTAAATGGGTAAAAATTATAAGGTCCGGTTGTTGGAGCCATATTGAATCCTTATGCCAAAGTCATATCTAAATTCATATCACAATACCTGTGAATCATTTCAAAGCTCAAATCACAAATATCGGATCCAACCAAAAGAGTTCTTAAAAGAAATGTTCCTCTTGGTTCCCACTGGAATCGTGAAGCATTCACGATTGCACCAGCATCTACAATAGAGTGATTGTTAAAAATGCTTAAAGCATCTTTGATAACAGCATACACATCTTCTGCTTGAGCCTGTAGTTTCACAGTATCATCCTGAAGATCACCAAGAGCAATTTTATAATATTCACTAAACCCTTGCGAAAAAGGTTTTGTTAATGTCTGCAAGTTCTTGCAGGTCATTAACTGTCCCCAGACACTGCTTGGTGTTCTTGTTGCTATAGCGGCTTGTTCCACAGCTTCTGCAGACACAGAACCAGAAGCCACAGCATTCGCTTGTTCTACGGATATTGTTCCTATTTGCTCTCCTTCTTCTGTTACCAAAGCAAAAGAACCAGAACTTGCAGATGTAACACTTGTCGTTGTAACAGCTGTGTTTTGTGCAGCTAAATTAAGTGCTTGCTGATACGATCCGTAGATAGAGTATCCAGCATACAAAACAGTAATAATAAAAATGACTACAGAAAGTATTTTTCCAAACTTTCCTCCAATTTGATTGGCAATTCCTTGCAATACTGTTAAGCCAAGTATCCACCACTGACCAGTGAAATATGCAATGATAACTTGGATAATAGTGGAAATGAATTGGAAAAATCCTGTCTGGTACCAACGAACTTTCTTGGATACATAACAATTGAAAATTATCTGGTTTATTTCTTGAGCCAAGGTATTGGCTTTAACCAAACCTAATTCTTTCCAAGAAGTAAGTTCAATAGGAACAATGAATGGAGATGGATCTGAATCATTGATTGCATCATATCCAAGCGTTTCTACAGAATGGTTCTTATAGATTTTGTTCAAATGATTTAAATTACAGTATTCATATACTTCATAAGATGAATCTGTAATCTGTTTGCAGAAAAGCACATTCTTTTCTGTGACAACCCAAACAGGAACCATGTTGCCTGCTTCAGAACCATCCTCTTCTTCTTGCCATTCTCCTTGGGTTTCTGTGGTTATATAGTATCTGCCAGGTTTTGCATCCTCGACACATTTGCCTGTCTTGAAATAATGCTTGGAATCATCCCATTCAACAATAAAGTTAAAGGACAAATTTGCTGTATTGTCAGAACTGATAAAGAAGGAATTTTCTCTGGAATCTGCAGGCTGATTCTCATATAGATTCTGGAAAAATTTAAAGAGATATTCCCTGCCTTCTTTAGTCTTTGTATTGAGATTGACTCCAAGCATGAAGTATGCGTAATCAATGTCTTCTATGGAATCATTCTCTCGAATCTTGTCCTCAAACCTTTTGTAATTATTTCCTCCTAGAGCTTTGACTAAAGCTCTTTTTGCCAAATGGTACAGAGAATCATCTTCGTAATCAGAAATAAATTTGTTATCAATTCTGAAAGGTATCGGAGGACTGTAGGTTCCTTCTAATTTAATTCTGGAACCAAAGAGAGCATCGTATTCAGGATGCCCGGAATTTTGCTGGTAATAAATAATTGTTGTTCCGGAGTTTGTTGTGTACTTTACATACAAAAAGAGTCCAGACAGGTCCATTGTTTCTTCTGCAAATGTGTATACAGGACCGTTTTCAAATGTAATTATCAGATTAACATGTGTTGAACCATATACATCAGTATAAGATTCTTCTTCTACTGTATAGTCTCTTAATGCGAGTTCAGGATGATTTTCCTGGATCCACCATTCTGCATAATGCCCTGGGTCAAATTCTCCAATGGAAGATTCAAAGGATTTGATTTCTTCTTGAACCAGAGGTTGGAAAGTTTCTACGGAAACTTTGTAATCTGCGTAAAAACTGCTGGAAACAATTCCGAATTTTTCTTTATATTCACTGGATCCATTGGTCCATTGAATAAATCTTCGGATGCGCATTGCGGCATCCTTGAACAGGGCATCTTTGAAATATTCCCCGATTGAAGGAACATTTGCCAAAGATGCCGCTGTTATAGTAGTGGCTACCCAATTGGTAGGTTTGTTATCCCCCAGGAGATTGTAGGCTACCGAGGAAACAAATACCTTTCTTTTACCACCGAAAAAACCCATTTAAATACCATTGACCTCTTTGATCTTGGTAAGGACTTCATTAACCTTAGCATTAACAAATTGATCCGGCGGAAGCAGGGTTTCATCAACGCCTTTCTGGGTAGCCCAAGCATCACTCCAAAGCTTCGCAGCCTTGAGTTCTGCATCCCTCTGGTACGAAGTAATCTGCTGGCTGTACAGGTCTTTCTGCTTGCCCTGGGTACCAACGATTACTGTGCCATCAGTACGAGTATCACAGGTTTGTCCCCTCTGGGTTTCAACCTGTTCAGTAACAAGTTCTTTGTTTTCCTTGACCAGTTCTGTTTGAGCCTTCTGGGTATCAGTTTGTGCTTCAGTATGATCCCTGCCAGATTCAGTAGCTGCGAGAGTAAGAACTCCATTGGCATACTGTGCCCTGCGAAGATGAGCTTCAGACTGGGCAATAGCCAGCTGAACCTTGGCATTCATAGCCGCAATGCTTGCAGTAATGCCCTGTACCTGAGCAGCCAAAGCCTGGAAATAAGCAAGATCTTTGCCTAACAAATACTGGACTGCATACTGCATGGAGAACTCGATGGCGGAAATATAAGCCTTGGTATACTCTGCTCCAGTAATCCTGCCTTCGCAGTATTCAAGCTTCAGATGAGCAGTGACTGCATCCATCAGAGCATCGAACATTCCTGAACCATGGACAATACGTTCAGTCAGGGAACCTTCTGTTAATTTATCAGGAACATTCTGAAGAGCATCTGTCAGAGAATCAGGAATCTTGAAAATATCAGAATCCCAATCAATATCAGGAATACTGAAATCCAATCCCCTGGTTACAGATTCCAGTAATTCAAGGGATCGGGTATCAATTTCAGGAAAATCAGCCATAATTTATCAACGATAGTTGTCAATCATTTCCTGGGTGATGGTTCCCCAACGAGGATCTCCAATATGATCCCGAGGATCAGCAGAACGAATCTGGTAACCAAAGATATCAGTCTTAGGCTTGCCAGTCTGCCAATCATAAACAGCGAGGTCATCATTACCGAACTGAGGTGCCTGAGCTGTAGTATGAATACCACGGTTAAATGCTAAATCCGCAGATTCAGGGGCATTCAATTCTTCAGAGGTAAGCTGTGCAGGAGTGATCAGAGGACCTGAGTAATCACGCATGGGACCAGCACGATCAGAAGCTCCGCGAATATACCATTCCAACGGATCCACGGCAGTAACAGGTGCTGCTTCAGCAGGAGTGCTTGCTGCAACACGTTTCCTTCCTCCAGCACGCCTACGAGTCACTGGAGCACCAACAGGAGAACGGGCAGAAATAGGATTCTTGCGTAATCCAGCAGGAACAGGAGGAAGTTCCCCAGGATACTCAGGCATTGCGGATTCCATGCCAGGAACAGCAGTATGAACTACCTGGGTGACTGCATTTCCTAAATCTCCGCTCTGATATCCTGCATCTTCATTAACAGCATCCTGTGCATACTGGGGTAATAAAGAGGGATTATTTAAAGCCCTATTACCCATGTAATAGCCATATCCAGCTAATGCCGCTGCACCACCTAAACCTCGTGCAAGCGGGGAAACAGCAAAATTCCCAATTCCACGAGCTGCTGCGGAAGCTCCGTTCCTGACAGCCTGTGCTGCTCCGCGAGCAGCATTCTTAGCACGACCCCAAGCAGAACGAGGAGCATTTGCTCCACCAGCATTACGCCCGAGAATTGTGTCTGCTTCTGCCTGAGAAAGCGTAGGACCTGCTCCAGATGCAGCTCGACCACCATTGCCCACTACATCAGCAGGACCCATGTTTCGTACTGTTCGCTGATAAGGCTGAGGACGTGCATACCCTACTTCCGTTCCAGGACGAAGTGCTACAGGAGTCGGACGAGCATTAGGAAGCAAGCGATTGTAAGCTTCAATCATTTCTGCCGCAGCTTCCGGATCTACCTGGGGAACCATAGCAAGAAAATTGGCCATATGTATATATTCCTTATTGGTCTAAATAATTAAGTGCGTAAATATTTGCCAAAGTTTGCGCTTCTTGTTCAGTTGGTGCTACAGGAGTGCTCTGCCACTGCGGAGGATACTCAGGATTCTGTATCACTTTTTGTACTGTTTGTTGCGTCGGTGAAAACGGAGTTCCTTGATAAATATCTACAGGGGTTAATAATCTGTCCAAGGCTGCAAGCTCTTGTGCTTTAGTAGAAGCAACTATTTCAGGAGAAGCCACTGCTATTGGAGCCATTGGAGGAAGGGTGTTAGTTGCTGTTTTCGGTAACTTGCTCTTTTTTAATCCAGCAGAAATGCCTGCATCAAAAACAGCATCACTATAAGGGTTTCCTGACAGTTCTACCATGGTCATTGCTTTTAACAATGATTTTAACTGAACAGGATCCCGAACATTTATTATCTGATCCGGCTGGAATCCAGTTTCTTTGGAGACTCTTTTAATATAAGCGGGAACATTATTCTGGTCTTTTGGCGGTGCCCAATGCGCTATATGTTGAGCCAAGGTTCTGTATCCTTGGGCATCATGAGAATTCAGTGTTATGACTGCTGCACGGATTCCATGTTCAGGAGTTGCAAAAGTTTCAAAACCAGGTCTTTTAGGGGTAAGTTTTCCTTCCCAAGGATTGTCCTTGCTAAACCGCAGATTTGTAGGATTATTGTTTAAATATCCTAATGTTTGGGTAGGTTCCAACGGACCATTTTGCTGTCTTTGCTTGGAATTTGCCATAAAAATAAAACCCTTACTAATAATTAGTAAGGGTATTTTAATTAATTAAAAATAATCAATCAATTCTATTGCCTGCCTGCTGTTCCTTGGCTAACTGTTTCAGTTCAGCAGGAGTCAGCGGAGGAAGAACTTCAATAGAGAATTCAGGAACAATGTCCTTCTGGGGAATCTCCCTTCCCTTTTCATCCTTGGTGGTGCTGAGAGCCTGATACTTACGCTCTTTCAGAACCTTGTAGATGCAATTGGGAACATGGTATCCATGCTGGTAGAACTTGGATTCAAACGGAACAAACTTCTTCACAGTGCCAATGAAGTTATTGACCACAGTAATGACTTCTCCCCGCCATCCACGTTTCATAGGATTCATCACCTGGAGACGGATGCGGATCAGCTTGGTTTCCTCGTCAATCATCTTCTTCCGAAGATCATTGAGAGACTGCTGGCTTTCCTTGACCACAGCAGCATCCTCAAGCTTTGCATTGATCTTCTCTCGAAGAGTTTCAACTTTAATGTTGTTGGAGTACTTGATGCCGAGAGAATCAGCCCTCTGCTTAAGCACATCAAGTTCACTCTCAGGTTCAAGATCATTCAGTTCTTCACTCATTATTATCTTTCCTCATATTCTTTGAAGGGAATAAAAATAAAGACCGACTTAAATCAGTCGGTCTTTATTCTAACAGATTAAATCTTAAAGATTAAATCTATCAGAGCGGAGCAACGGTACGGATCACCGCAATACGCTCAGGACGTTTGCAGAGGAAACCATAGTAGAACTTCAGGCTGGAGAAACCAGTCTCACCGTACGGATCACCCCAGGAAGCAGTCTCACGACCAGGCATCTTGGTGATGATCTGGAACTTACCCGAACGAGCAGAATCGAACTGGAAGCCAATCGTATTGAAAGATTCCGAACCAACGATCAGGATCGGGAACACATCATACTTGTCAACCGACTGCCCATTCTCAGTCACCTGAGTGGTGCGATAGCCAGGATTGGCGTTGGTGGCAGCAGCACCAGCACCACTCCAGTGAAGCATCTCAGGAACCTGGATGAAGCGGAAGTGACCAATCGAGCCAACCTCACCACGGAGAATGTTGGCAGCATCAGCATACTGCTGGACCGGGATGAAAGCACGGTTGCCGAAGCTGTCCTTCATGTCCTCAAGCAGCGGAACCACCTCGGAACCAACGTAAGCGATGCGAGCAGCAGCAAGAGTGCGGGTGTCATGCAGACGGGAACCAGCGATGATCTTAGTGTTCCTCGGGCAACGGTTGTCATCCAGAGCCTGGTCAACACGGCGGAGAACAGCATAGTTGATCACGTCAGCCGTAGCACCTTCGCCCGTAACCTGGTTAAGCTGGGTAGCAGCACCAGCGGAAGCAACAACACCAGCAGACTCCAGAAGGTCGATCTGGAGCATGTCTTCCTGCATCTCAACCATGCCGTTCATCAGTTCACGGCTCAGATGACCACGAAGCTCGGAATCAGAATCGAAATCCATCGATTCACGGCTCCACTCATAGAACACGCCGAACTTGCAGAACGTACCCTCGATCTCATAGCGGGAGAAACCAACACGGTTCACTCGACCGCCATTCTCACCGAGGACCGGGAGCTTGCTCTTGATGTAGCCGATGTCCTTGGAAGAACCATAGAGATTGCCGTTGGCAATCACAGCACCAGTAGCATCAATGCCCTGGTCGTTGATGTTTCGGTCATCCAGCAGAGGCATGTAATGATACAGCTTGATCTTCTTGCCATAGTGCTTCGGCATGCCGATGGTATCAGCAAGCGGAGTGAAATAGCTTTCCTTGCGGGCTTCCGTCAGGGAACGACGGAGCCAGTAGAAAGTATTCATCTGGTCAGAATTGGAAGCATAGTCGATACTGGACTTGCCGTCATTGGTCCCGTCATTATACCCGGGATCGTAATTTAAACCGGTAAAAGGCATCTAATATATTCCTTTAAACTGAGTAATTTTTAAAAGTAGCTTCGAACTCTTCATCACTTAAGGAGAAGGGATCGACAAACGTAGTTGTAGATTTCTTGGATCTACCCGAAGGTCCTGCGGCTCGAACACGGGCATTTGAATTTCCCTGGTTCTTCTTGAGAGTTCCCCTCGGGAGACTCTGGAGAACCTGCTGTTCACGCTGAACCTGCATTTTCTGCTGGAGAAGCATGTTTCCCACAGCCTGATAAGCATCCAAAAACGGTGCATTCGACGGAATGGCTCCAACTGCCTTCTGGTGTTCAATCTCATCAGTAATCAGCTTGAACACACCGTTCTGCCTCTGTTCATTGATGACAGAGAGAACATCAGGAGACTTCCATGCCGCATCTAAACTAGCTTGATCCCACGTTTGAGCCATCTTTAACGTTTCCAAGCCTTCAGGAGTAGACTTCAAGTCATCCACAACAGACTGGAAATTCATCTCAGCATCGCTCACGGAGTGATTGCCAGGAACATACTTTGGTGCTTCTTCACTCATATCCAGATCCAGAGGATCAATCTTCTTGTCCTTCAGGAACTGGCTTACTGCCTCAGGTTTGCCCTGAGCAAGATCAATGAGGAAGTTGATCTTGTCTTCTTCGAAGAGTCCTGCATTGTTCAGCATCTGCATTTTCTTGCGATAAGGCGCAAGAGCCTGCATCTTCTGGGTGTAGTTTGCACCCATTTGCATCAGGCGAACCGCTTCGTCAGGAGTCCTCACCTGAAGAGTTTTCCCATTTGCTTTAATGGGACTCATCATTGCGGTGTAGAACTTTTTGTAGTCTACGGGTTCCTGCGCAGGCTGGTTTTCAGGCTGCTCTTCTTCATTGGAGCCAGAAGAATCTTCTTCAACTGGCTCAGACTCCTGAACTTCACCAGAATCTTGCTCTTGGGGAGCAGGTTCTGTTTCTGGTTCAGGGTTATTCTGTTCACCCTGCTCATCCTCTTCAATTTCAGGAGGAGCAGAGTTCATAATCTCTTCATCGGACATTGCCATGACATCTTTTTCTTCAGCCATTTTTATTCTCCCTTAGCCCTGAGTTCTTCAAGATGCTGCTCAACGAGAGCCAGATCATCTTCTGCTGCTTCACCCCTTTGCATCTGGTAAACCAGATAATTCTTGAGAGCGGCAGGAGACTTGGCTAACTGGTTGCAAAGTTCCCTGGTTTCAGGATTCAGCTTGTCGCTTACAGCCAAACCAAGGTTCCTGGCCATTTCTTTCTGACAATACCCTTCAATAATCACTCTATTAAAGTCCGGGTTTGATTCAAGGTTCCTGATGCTCTTGGAGAATTCAATCATTTCCTTGAGTTCAGTCGCTTGTTCTTCAAGCTCTTCGACTTCAGTCATAAACATTTGTTCCTTAAAGTATAAATAAATGTTTTAATTATAATCAAATTTATTTATCCGTTAAGTCCAACTTGCTTTAATTTGTCGGTCATGACGTTATAACCGACCATTGCATCAATATTCGGTCTTTCTTCATCAGGCTTCTTCGACTTGCCAAGAGCCTTCATGATCTCAAGATCCTGGTTGCCTCGTGCCTGGGCTTCCATCTTCTCAAGATCTCTCAGATGCTTGGTTCCATCCACTTCCATCTGGGTATCAATGCCCAAAGCTTCGGCTTCCATCATCTCTCTCTGAGCCTTGGCATTGGTCAACTGAGCTTCGCTCTGGGTCTTGAGGATTTCATACGGCAGAGTATTTTCGGCAGTAACTCTCTTGGTTTCTGCATCAACAGCCTTGACCTGGGCTTCCATAGCCTTGACCTGGGAATCAGCGCCAAGCTTCTGGGCATTAGCCTGGTTCTCCTGGATCTCGCTCTTGAGCTTCTCATTCTGAAGCTGGAGATTCTCAATCTGCATCTGCTGCATCATCTGCTGCATCTGAACCTGCTGAGGATCAGGCTGCCAAGTCCTCAGTTTTTCAGCCAGAGCAGGCATTCTCTTGAGATCTGCAATCTCAGCAAGGATCATCATCGAAATAGACTGATCCATGTTGTTTCCGATTGTCTGCAACAGGAAAGCCAGATTCTCGGATTTGGCATTGTCTTCTTCGGCAGTGGCGATATCCACTTCAAGATCAAAGTTACCTTGGATATCTTCTTTCTTGATTTCAACGTACTGCCTGTTCGTCACACGGATCACTTCCTTGTCCGTGAGGAACACAGCGTTCATTGCAATGATCTTGTATCCGATCTCTTGCATTCCTTTTGCAAGCCGACGAAGTATAGCCATTTCGCGCTTAGAAGCAGCATCAAGCACTCCGCGGATAGCCGTAGCGACTTTCGTATTGTAAGCATCACCTGCCAAACCTCCTGAGAATGCCTTCACGCCTGTAAGAGCCTCAGCTTCCTGGTTCTGCATCTGAACCATTGCAATAGCACTCTGCGGAAGCTCAGGATACTTGTGTTCAATCAATCCACCATTAGGAGTGAGAGCGGGATTGTATTCATAATCTTCCCCATTCTCAAACCTCTTCCGATTGATCGGATCCAGCATTCCCTTTGCAAATCCCTGCTGTGCATTAGCACTCCGACCCAAGGAATCAATCATTCCTCGTGTCACTGCGCCAAGAATTCTCTGGTTATCCCCCAATAATTCTGCATCCGGTTCCCCGTAAACACTCCTTAACACAGGAATATAGGGAACCAGAACAAAAGGAATCTTCCTGTCCGGGAAAGGATTCTCTTCTAATCGAATTAAAGTATTCTTGACCCAGGTAGCAACAATAGGAGTCAGAGAACCAGAACCATCAATGTCGTAATATCCCCAGTATTCATAGGCAACAACTTTCCTTCTGGCTTTGTCCTTGAAATTGAATTCATCAGGAGTTGGGGATTCATGTTCAGGATCATCATTCCCGATCTCTTCCCAATTGATCTGATCCAGGTTCTTGTACCTTCCATCCTTTACAAGATCAGAGTAGCTGGTTTCAAAGCTTTCAATAACAAAGAGAGCTTTGTCGAAATCTCCGTTGCAGGAAGGATCAATGTAGACATTTGCAGGATTCAGGACTTCACAGTAAGGATGATTGGCGACAATCTCTTCATCCTCCACAGGCTGCATTCCGATGACCTGTCCGACAACAGGCATCTGGACTTCTCCAGACTGCATTGCCTGTACGCCATACTTGATCTCAGGAGGAACCTGCTCTTCATAACTCCTTGGATCAGACTGGGAGAGTTCTATTGCCTGCTGGAGAGTCTGCATTGTCTGTTCATCCTGAACAGGAACAGCCTGGAACACAGGTTCTTCACGGACAACAGACCTTGTTTCCCTGACCCAGGAAACCTTTACAATTCCTGTTCCTTCACCGACCACAGCCCTTACATAATTGTCAATGAAAGAGACTTTGTTCAGTTTCGTATTGAACTGCCAGTTTATGAGAAGGGAATTCTGCTTTGCAGCATCTTCGTCTTCAAAGGTCTTTGGAGTGACAGAGAATACTTTGTCTGTTCCAAGGAATGGTTCCGAGAGAGCGGAATATCGCCATTCAGCCTGTCTCCGAACCAGCTTGGGCTGAACAGAAGACCTTCCTTTCCTGGTTCTTGGTTTCTCCGGACCAGTGACATTCAACAGGTCAAGCCATCTGGAGATCTTCCCCATCTGGATATCATGGGAAGGCTTAGCAGACCTCAGGTCTTCCTGCAAGGCAGAAAGACTGGGTTCGTTAGCCCAGTCAGTCATTTTTTTAGTTTCAACAGCAGCATCCATAATACTTTAAATCAAATGTTTGATATTTAATTGTACCTGTAATTGTCACACTGGCTTAAAGGAATATTCTGAACCCTGTTGTTCATCCATCCAGCAGTGAACATGTTCAGCTTGTCCAGG